TCATAGATGGCTCAGTCTAATCAAAGTTGCCGAAAGATTAATCTCTGGATCAATAATCAATGTGTGATCTACTAATCCCTGTTTAATGATAAGAATTGCTTTGTCTTGTATTGCTTCGTCGCCAAATATTTCTACGTTATCATATAACCAACGGAATATTTCTTCCATCTCTTCTGGACGAGCTTGGCTACAAACAAGTTTACGACCTTCTGTGATCTTGCCTGCTTTGAACAAACGAACCATTTCCAATCGATAATCGGCTTGTCCACTATCTGCTTTTTCTGGAGTATGTAATTTTCCATCCATACTGTTCATTTGTGTGGTGTTGATACATTTGCGTAGGTCTGGATAGGTAGCTTTGACAAACGTATCTAAGGTATCCAAATCAAACTCTACAGATTCCTCCATGAGAATAGTGGCCACACGAGCAGTGAACTCAGCAATATCAACTTTTTCAATATGAAATCCTTGGCAACGACTGTGTAGTGCAGGAATAATACGATTAGGATAGTTGCAAGTAAGAATAAATCTTGCAGTTGTGTGATATTCTTCCATAACACCACGCAAAGCCGCTTGTGCATTAGGCGATAGGTAGTCAGCTTCGTCTAACAACACCACTTTAAAATCGCCAAACGGAATCATCTGCACAAAGTTTACAATCTTGTCGCGCACATCTTCAACTGAGTTTGTACGTGACGCATTTATTTCCAAAACATCTAAGTCGTTAATTTGTAATTCGTTAAACAATACTCTTGCTAGAGTAGTTTTGCCAATACCAGCATTGCCGCTAAACAGCAAATGCGGAATTGATTTTTGTTTGATCCAAGATTCTACTTGTTCTTTTTGATGATTATCTCTAAACACATAACCGTCTATTGTAGCGGGACGATATTTTTCAACCCATAGTTCTTTCATAATTTGCCTTTAGTTGTACATGTTATTGTACAGGTGGAAACAGAGCTAGTCAATAGCTCTGTTGCTCAAATAAATTAATTATTGTTCGAAGCTTGGCCTTGCAAACGAAGCAGGATCAAATGTCTGGTGTGACACAGTGCTATGGGCACCGTAAATAACTTCATTTGGTTTTTCGTCAGTTACTGCTAAAATTCCTTTTGGATCAGCACGACGAATTATCATGTCATTGCCATCATCGTCAAGCACAGTGAAGCCACGGCTCCAACGACCGTGCTCAAGTAGAATCCACTCGCCAACTTTTACATCTGCTTGACTTGGTCCAATTGAGTAAACTCTGCCCCAACGACTTTTAACGCCTTCGCTTTTGCCATCATCGCTCAACAACACAAGTCCGCCTTTAGTTTTTTGCTCGCCAAAATCCATATCAACAATAACAATGTTATCGCGGATTGGTTTTAATTTACTAGCATATACTGGTACTTTTTTCATTCGTTTCCTTCGGGATCCATGTCTGCTACATTTTTCTTAGCAACAACTGGTTTTGCAACAACAGTTTCTTCGGGTGTCCTGATGTTGATTTGATCTGGCACAATTCTGTTGGCTTCTGCTTCTCTTAGGATTTCTTCTCGTTTTCTAACAATACGGCCACCTGCTCCTAGTTCGTCGCCGCGAGCATTAACTTTAAGATTACCCACCGCTGGAGTAAGTTCGTTAACGTTAACTAATCTATTCATATCAACTTCTTTGCCTTGCATTGAGCGATACACTTGTTTTGGTTGCTGTTCCATTTTTGAATCTCCTTAATTATACTACTACTTATCTCAAGAATTCCTGCCACTCAAGATTATATTTAATACTATCGATGTGATGTACTCCTATCAAATAGAGTACGTAACTGGCCACGCTGGATCCCCTACCAATTCCCCAAACTACATTATTTTTGTTGCAAGTATCAACAAAATACTTGAGCCAACGCAACAAGTCCATCATATTGCGTGTTTTAAAAGCTGCCAATTCTTCAGTTACTCTGGTATGCTGAGGATCCCACGGTGGGCATTGCGTCCAAATCCAAGCTTCGATGTCCAGTGTTTTATACTCACTGGGCATGTTCCAATTAGATTGGCATGCTTTGTCGTAATCCTCTGTGAGGAAATGAGTTTCGTACGGCGCCACAAATTTAAAACCAATTTGATTTTCTAATTCTTTTACAGCATCTGTGCGTTCAACAATCACAGTGTCGCCGACACTAAATTGGTAACCTTTGTAAATGGCATCAAATAAATCTTGTTCTGAAAATATGGGATTGCTATATTTGTCTAGGCGCATAGCCTATATTTTACTGTATGTTGATTAATTTGTCAAGGTTTTTATCGCGATTATCAACCATTTTTTGCCATTCAGCTTGACGCCTTTTAGCTTGTTCTTCCTTATAAGAATCCAATGCCATAGCAACTTGTTGTTTCAATTGTGGATTCATTGATTGGAAATATTTTTTAGTGAGATCGTTAATTTTTGAATCAATCTCACTGTCCTTTAAATCTTCTAAATGTGATATTAACGGATGCATTAATTGTATTCACCAATATATCTTAGATATACGTTGAGACCAGCATCCACTGTCCAGGCTTCTATTACTTTGACGTTATCACCTGTGTTAGATGTTAATACAGCATTTGCCGTTGCTTGAACACCTGTTACCGAAGGAGGCCCAACAGTAACAATTGGTGGAACACCGGTCCATCCATCTCCGCTATCTGTCACTGTTATTGTATCAATAGCACAAATTAAATCAACCTGGGCTCCAGTTCCAGAACTGGATAATGATGTAACAGTTTTTGATCCAGTCAATGGAGATTCTAAAGGACCATTAACAACCACGCTGAGGTTAGTAATGCCGCCGGTTCCGTTTACTCCAGTTACTGAAAGTACAATTTTTGAATTTTCGTTTACAACTAATTTATCACCATTGGTATAACCAGTACCCAGCATGCCTGACGAAGCCGTGGCAGAAAGTACTTTGTAGACAGCAGTTGCAGTTGCAACTGTTCCGCCAGTCAATGTTGGACTGGTAAAAGAAACAGTGACTGGAGTTTGATACTTGCTGCCAGCCTCTGTGACTGTGATGCTTCGAACACTTTCTCCACCAACCTTAAATCCTTGACTTGAACTGTTTGGCAATGTGGGATATGCTACGTCGTATCTGATAGTGCCGCCGCCGCTGGTTGCAAATCCCGGAGTACGCACTCCGTTTTGATCGCTAGAAATCAACACACGGATCAAACCCATTTTACCGGCAGTGGGCCAGTTGGTAAAGGTCAATGTGGCATCTCCTGACAGCACAAATTTTTGTACAGGACCGTTGACTAGATCTATATTTGCGGATGACGAAACTGTTCCGCCGCTGAAATATACACCGTAGAATTTATTGTATAATCCGTTGCTTATGGTACTACCGTTTAGGTCGTTGTTGACAACTGCATTGGATGTGAGGTTTGCTTTTAATACAGCATTGTTTTGCAATGCAGTAAGTTCTGTTTTGGCAATGGCTAATCCAGCTGAGATTGCTGTGAAATTATCACGAAATCCCTGGCTGTTGTTATCTTGCCCAGCTACTGGGTAAGATGCATTGATTGCTCCGAAATTTATTTGACTGGTCATACTGTTATCCTATCGTTTCTAAATACAAGATATTTATCGTTAATCGAACCGGTGACAGAATCTATTATGTATCTGTCCACTGTGTAATCTAAAGATTTAAAATCAAATCCGCTGTATTTTATGTTCAATAATATATCAGCACTTTTTCCTTTTTCGCAATAACAAATTGGAATGGCTAACACAAATCCTAATTCTTGACTTGCACCAGGCTGAATACTTCGCATCCATAAAGGCATATAGTTTCTCTCAGTTGTGCCAGCATCTTTAATTCTACTGCGCCAATTGGTAATACTGTTGGGAAAATATGCGTTAACATTGGGGTTTGATACTTCATACCCAGTGCTGTCAACGGTGATCAGTGGCTCAGGCCTAACACTTTCTGGACTGTCGTTACCCAACGAATCCAGCGTTCTGCTCCAAATACTTGTGCTGTTATCCACAGTTATTGCATCGCTAGCTAGCCCAGGTAATTGTATCTTTCTCGGAAGATATTTTCCATTGGGTTCTTGCTGATCAATCATGCTGACATATATAACTTCATATACCACATCATTAGTTCCAGTTTGAATAGCAACAGCTGATTTAACTGGACCAAAGGCAAACCGTTTTCTTTTATGATTGAGGCCAATTGCACCCACAAACAATGCGGCATCCTTTGTTTCTATTCCTGAATAAATCAACATGTTTAAATCAGATTGTACTCCAAAATTAGCATCATTAGTTCTATAAATGCTGTTTGGAGTAAAAATAGAAGTGTCGTTAATAAATGTCTTCCATGTTGTTCTTTGAGATTGTTTTAAGAACGGTTTTGTTTTGATGTTACTGAAACTTATGCTGTTGGGTGTATCTACATATAATGTAAATGTTCTTTCAGTTGCACTATAATCGTATTGATCTCTAGCTTGAACAGTAAACGTGTATTTTTTGTCCACGGTAGTAGTGTCAAAGTCAAATGTTATAAATGTTCTACTGCTGCCAGCGCCATCATAAAATCGTGTTAGACCCAGTGAACCCGAGGTAGCGTTGTAAAACTGATTGACTTTGCCTATAATTTCGCCATCATAATTTAAAGTTAATCCTGGTGGCAATGCACCGTTGGTTAAAGTATATGACACAATGGCATCAGGTATGGTACTTGATGCTGAAACACTCAAGTTGGAAATAAAATTTGCATTGATACTGCCCAAGTTGGCACTAGTTAACCAAGTAATTACGCTGTCAATTTCTCCAATGATACCAATGGTGAATGTTCTTGATGCAGTTGCACTGTCTTGTTTATCGCCAAATCTAGTGGCTGTGATGGTGAAGTTATAGGTTTTTGTAATAGCAGGTTGATATGGAACTGATCCAAAAATAGTAGCAGTCTGTATGTCAAAGCTGGTGCCTTTTGGTAATGTACTTGCTGTACCTATATAAAAACTAGTGCCAGTTGGAATACTGTTTTCCAATGGCGTTAGGACAGTGAGACGATACCTGCCACTGCCTAAATTTTCTACCACACTGATTTTGTAAAGTTGAGCAGTTGCGCCTGCAATGATGCCTTCAAAGTGACAAAGATATCCCGGCAGTATGGTTCCAGTAACATTGGTTACGGTTATTTTATTGCCGTTTTTAAAATTGTCTGACGGTAAAATATTAACTGCCTGTGCTTTGACTTCTTGATTAATTAATTCTAAATTATAAAAAACATTGGAGTTATCATATAATGCTACCGGTACAGTTAGATAGTTATTGGCTCTAAACAACCCTATATTAGTATTGGTAAGCCAAGCAGGCTGTCTCAAGTATGTGACGTCAGCTGTGAATAACTCGTCGGCAAACCCGTCTGTGGTGGTAGTGTCTGCTCTAAATTGGTCATCACCCACAACAAATATTTTAAAAATACGTTGTGCAATACTGGTGCCGTCACTCACAGTTACTTTGAATTGATAGTTGATATTTAAGGTCGACGGTCTCACGTTGGGTAAATTATAATCGTAAAATACTCTATCGTAAATATAACTGTCAAAACCGTTTGTGGCTCTTAAACCAAAGTCAAATGCTGCCGCATCATAATATGCGTCGTCGTATGTGCCAGCACCATCCGCTGGTTTAATTTTTACCGCCGGCAAAATAAATCCTGAAATTTTTCCAGATGCTGACATGGTTAAGCCTGGTGGTAATGCGCCATCACCTGATGATATAAAATACGTTAATTTTTGTCCAGCTGAGGTATCCAAGTCAAATGCTTCAATTTGATAATTGATATAGGTTTTGTCCAACACATACATTTGTTGCTGTGTACCAACTGCCAATCTGCCAGTTGGTGTCACAAATTCTGGAGCATCGGCGCCGTCAATGGTTATGGAATATGTTCTGTCAGAAATTTCACCAGTTATTGATGTGGCTCTAACACAAAATGTAAACACAGTGACATCAGCAACTGAATATGGCGTTCCAGTAATTGTGCTACCAACAATGTTTAAGCCAGGCGGCAGTTTTCCTGAAATAACTTTGAATGTTGCTCCGCTGACATATCCGGCTACTAACGGCAAAGCTCTATTAAAAATAGATTGTTCTTGGAATGTTCCAAATGTATAGCCGGACGGTTGTGACCAAATATTCAATGCCATATGTGTCTCAATTAAACAAACGTGCCAAAATTAAATCTGTTGGCAATTTCTGGAGTATCAAAAGTTCCCAAGTCAAGACTGTAGCCGTTGATATTGGTGTCAAAGCCGGTGGGATTATCAAACGAACCAAGATCAATGGCAATGTTGTTGTTGGATTCAATCAACAAGGCTACCATGGCATTGAGTGCTACAATATCAATGCCGTACACTGAGGTTCTTACATCTCCAGCGCCAATTATGTTTCTGTTGTTTAAGTTTAGATTGCCACCCAATGTTGGAGCAAGGTCTGTGGACAAGCGGGTGTTGGCCTGTAAATTCACAGTGTTGTCAGTTGTGGTCAGCGTTACTGACGTGTCTGTGCTGGTAAGACTTTTAAACTGCAATATAGTGCTGGTTTTGCCTTTTAATATAGCAGTTCCAGTTCCTACATTAGCGCCATCGTTGATCTGTGCATCGCTGTCCAACAGTGTAAAGTTGGCATTGACTTTGTTGAATGCCGTGCGCAAATCGT